ATCTCTAATATCATATGCCGGGTATATACCTAATAAAAGTTTAGTACTTTTATGTACATATACACAATATGGTTCAGCATAATCGTCTTCATCTAAATCAATATAGCAATATTGTTCTAAGATCTCATAAACCGGATCATTTTCTTGGAAGTCATTATTAATCGCTATATTATCAATATCATTTTCATCTAACTTATGAAATTCATCTTCATCTAGTTCTCTAAACTGACCACTTCTCATTTTTTCAATAATATCATTCTTGGTAAGATGGAGTCGAACTGTAATACGTCTTGCTTGATCTAAACAGGAAACTTTATGATTAATAATAACATCTTCGGGGGGTAACAGTTCATCACAAACTTTATTATTAGTATCATCAAAATAAGATTTAGTAAACCCTGTTCCCCATCCTGCAACTATTTGACATAACTTATGATGATCTAGTAACCAATTATTGGAATCTACTAATCTATCAAAGTTTAAATAATTACTTACACGTGTAGCTTTGGCGGCTAATAATCCTTGAGGATCTGGGCCAAGTACTCTACAAGTCCCTACTTCATCATTACGTGTTAAATGTGATATCATTCTGGAAGATAATTGAATGATAGCAGGTGTTAATATCTGATAAACTACCTTACATAGTTTAGTAGGGGCTCGAGAAGCCATTACAGATGCTTCGTCTTCTTCAGCACTCTTAACCATTTGAACGCATTTTAAATTGATATCTAACCAAGTTTGTCTAGATTTGTCATCAATCTGATAACCATCTATAACATTCTGGGCTATTTTATCTAATTTTGCGCTATCAAATAAAGAAGATAATTCCCCTTTATTCAAGAACTTAATTAATTTTTCAATATCAGACTTTTTATCGGCCATTAATATGCTGCTCCGGATTGTCCGCTACTGCTTGAGTTATTGCTCGAACTATTACTCATTTTATTAGTTAAACATTTTGTATGCATAGCGCCATTAGGGACTGACGATCCTTTAGCAAATGTGTTTATTGCTTCCCCTGCAGCTACATGTTGAGTTGAAATAGGTTGTTTACATTCAGGGCAAAGCATATTCGGTGTCATGTTGGTACTGTTAGCCATATATTACCTACTTGGGAGTTACTTGACTTATAAGCCATTAATACCCTGTTAATGGGTCTCTTGGCTCTTCTTTTCGTGGATAGAGAATTTCATCTTCTCTAAATCTTACTTGCTCTTCATGTTCGGTATAGGAAATAGCAAATTCCTCAAACTTCGAATTGCAGTATCTCCAAGCATCCAATTCATGATCATCTTGACCCCTAGCCGGTAGGGATGGATCTTTTTCACTCCATCGATACATACGTAATATATTAATTAATCTAGAACAATGTTTCATAATCTTCATTGTTCCGGTTTCCATTTCATTTAATAACTTAGCTATACCTGCTATCAAAGCATTATCAGCCGGGTATAATTTCAATCCTAACTTATCCATGTAATATGAGGCTCTTAATGTTCCATCATCCCTTTTACCACCTCCTGAGGGATCATATAAGCCCCACATCCAATCCCCGCCCCTACCTCTTAGGTAATCAGCATGGATCGATTCAATTTGTTTATTCTGACAATATTCAGCGTATACGTACTTAACATGTGTATGAGGGTCTTGAGCGATCCATATTGCTGCTGTTGGATCTACATAGCCAAAATCTAATCCATAGGCTCTAGGCCAATAATCGGGAATAGCAAAACTATCAACTAATACAAACTCTTCATCTACAGGGTAGATTCTACCTAGACCTTGAGCTGCGATACCTTTAGTACGTGCATCAATAGAGTTAGGATCCGTTAACTTATATTCCTCAATAGCTGAGATTTTCCAAGATTCTGATAAGTGGGGAACGTCATCCCAACTTACTCGGCACACCCATTTATTAGGGTTGTTAGGATTAATTCCATTTACGGGTATTTGTCCCATTGGTAAGAATGAAAGATATATTGTTGAATATCCTAATAAAGGTGTAAAGGTACAAAAAATATGACCTTCTTTTCCTTTTGGGCCTCTAGTACGAGAGAGACATTCAGAATATACTTTAGCGTCATCGGGCTCTTCATCTAACCATATTAGATTTTTATTAGAGCCTTGAAATTCTTGCCAACCTTGAGCGTAGGTCTTAAATTCACATGTAGACCAGCCATCAAAATTCCCTATTGAATCATAATGTTTAACACTGAATGAGCCTACACAATTAGCTGTACCACTCATTGCCCATGTTTGTAATACGCCTTTATCATCTACTAAATCTTCTTTTGGGATAACTCCGGTTCCCATATCATAGGTTTTACCAAAAAGAATATCTTGAATAGAATCTCTTAACTGTTTGTTTTCACGTGCACAAATCCAAGCTTTGAGAGGCTTAGTAAACCTATGTCCTTCCCACCATGTAGGATATTTTCCGGACATATGCCAATACATGACACATGAACCCCAAGTACTTTTACCTGTTCCATTAGCTCCAATGAAGGCACATATATGATGCTTTTTGGTAGCCCGCATAAAATCCATATGCTTAGGATAGTTCTTATAGCAAAAAGCACCTTCCTCTTGAAATAAAGAATCTATAAATCGATATTTTCTTTTTTCCAATAAGTACTTAATTGCTTCAGCTTTTTTAACTAATTCATTTGAAGGCATGCTTTACCTTTACTTTTTTTCTTCTTCTTTAGCCATTAATTCAATTAGTTCGGCGTCTATAACTGGTAACTCTTCTTTTGGCCCTTGTAGTTCATCTAGACCATTTTGGATATATTCTAAGAGGGCTTGATCACTCTTACTTGCAAAATTCATGTTTCCAATATTAATTTGGGTATTGTTGGTTACCGTGGGATCTTTCTCTCTCCATTTGGGAAACTTGCGTTTAACTAGTAATTCAAAAAACTTATACTTCCGCATATCCCCTTGTTCCATATACTCCATACCACGTTTGATCCAATCACTTTCACATGATGCTAAACCTACTTCGTAGGCTTCTTTAAAATCTGTATGTTGATCAATCCATTCATAAAAAGTCTTTTCTGAGATCTTCCATTGGGCGCAAACTTCCGTATTGATCTTACCTATAGCCATTAGATCAAGGAGTTTTTTACAATAACTTTTTTTATATTTAGACATAACACCCTACTTTTTAGGTGGGGTTTCGCGACGGTCTTTGTGTGGATTACCTGGTTTGTATGCTGGTTTGGCCATAGAATTAACCTCTTGATATATCATTTCGTTTAAGATCAATTACAATCTCTAAGAATGTAGTTAATGAATCTTTTATCTCTTTTATATCTTCTCGCATCGGGGCTAGCTTGTCATCTAATAATTGTCTAACTTCTTGTTTTGTAATTGTATTTTCCATTTTAACCTCCAATGCTTCAAGGCGACTCATATAAGACCGAAAGATAAAAGCCATCATTGTTGAGATTATTGAAACAATCCCAAAGAGTGTGGTGTATAATATATTCATGGGATTTCCCGATGGTTGTTGCATTTGTATTATCCGCGAAGTGCGAATACCTTTAATTAGTGTTTATTAGTGTTTGTGAGCAACATTTTGTTGTTTTTCCCAAGACCTCATGCCCCCTAATCCTAACATTCCGAAGGTGACATTCATAATATCTGCTGTGCTAAACGTTGGTAATACTGGGGGTTGATGACCTAGTACCATAGTATAAAAGAAAATAATCATAGGTTGAATTAAGTAAGTCCAGGCAAAGATAACTCCACACACCCAGCCAATAAATGGTCTCCATCCTGCAACCCATATACTTGCTGATTTAGCCTCTTCAGTATCAACGTTTAATTGCCCTTGGAGAAGGCTATCTTGGGCTAGAACTACTTTAAGTGTGGCTAGAAGTTGGGCTTTTTTAAGAGATAAAGCATCTTCGGTAATAGCTGTTTTATCGGGAAAGATTCTATCCATAACCCCGGCAACGGCTGTAACAATATCACTAATTGGGTCTAGTGGGTCTAAACCATTTAAAATATCAGTCATATTATTCTCTAGTTTATTACTAGCCTACTTAATCTACAAAATTACTTACTTGTACATAAGGACTACCTTGGGTAATATAAGAAGCTTGCCCCGACATATTTAAAATAATAAAAGCATTAAATATTAAATCAGAACAACCACTTAGAACATATAACCCGATACATCCTGCTGCTGTTGGGGGTACGCCCCTGCGACCAATAATAGTTACATTCGTGAAAATAGAATTGTACATATTAGCACAGATCATACCGTGCTGATTCATTAAACCACAAGTTAG